CCACCGTCCCATATTTCATACAATCTCAGGTTCTACTAAAGAGCGTATTGAACAAATTTTAAAAGTAATCCAAGAATGAACCAAGACTTGAAATCATTCATATTAGCTATTGCTATTGTAATTGGATTTTTTGGTATAGGATTTGGTGTAGGTGGTTATTGGATGTGGAATAAGTGGAATGAATCAAAAATCGAATACCAACAAAAGTTTCAAGATAATCAAAATATGTATGAGCAACAATTAGGTGATTTAAAACATTATAAGGATAGCTTAGAATTAAAAATTAATGCTATAACAACTGTTATAGATAGCTTAAATAATTCAATTGCTAATCGTAATGAGGTTTTAGATAGTCTTAAACAAGAATACGATGACCAAATTAACAATATTAACAATATGTCTCATAACGAGCTTACCAATTTTTTCTCAAACCGATACTGATTCTTTAATTTGTATTCCTATAAATCAAGCCAGACAAGCTGCTATTGAGCTTGTTGAGTATGATTTTTGTCAAATAGAGAGAGATTCCTTAAAGATTACTTTAAGGGATTTCTCTCAAATTGTCTCAAACCAGGATTCTATTATTCAATATGAATTAGATATAAAGAATAAAACATTAAATACCTTAGATTCTTTAAATACTGTTATGGGTAACCTAAAAGTAGAAGTAAAAGAACTTAATGAAAGTAACGAGTCTTTGAAAAAAGAAAGAAATTTTTTAAGGGGGGTAACTTCTACTATGGTAACTATTATTACTATTATCATTACTCGATAATATATTTATATGTAAATAAAACAAATAATGAAAGTATTAAATCCATTATCTATATATTCTTTTCTTTTGGAAGAAGAAAATTTAAATTATAATTTTGAAAATATATTTAAAGAAGCTAAAGAACTAGTATCATCCCAAAATGAAAAACTTTCTCCGGAAGAATTTAAAAAGTGGAAAGATGATAATCCTGAAACTATGTGGCGTGCCCGTGTTTGGGCTTTATACCAACAAGATAAAACTGATATACCTTTAGCAAGTTGGATTGATAATAATCCTAAATATAAGGATAATATTTATCTTAAATCCGCTGTAGCCTCTTCTAAACCTAAAAAATCTAAATATTTAGACTTACCTGAACCAGAACCTAAACAACCTAGCCAGGATACAACTCCAGTAAAAAGCTTAACTAGACCTTCATTAGAAGATGAATATAAAAAGGCTTATAGTCGTTATAATTATTTAATTTATATTAAAAAAGAATTTTCCAGAGAAGAATTTGCAGAAAAATATCCTGAAGAATTTAAAAAAGCTAGAGCATGGGCAAGTTATACAGTTAATTTTAAAAAACAATACCCTTCTAAACCATTTGAAGACTTTCTTAAAAATTATCTAATAAAAAAAACAAACAGATCTGTTAAATCTCCATTAGAACAAGAATATAAAAAGGCTTTTAATAACTATGTTTACTCAATTCAAAAAGCAGAACTTTCTAGAGACGGATTTATAGAAAAATATCCTGAAGAATACAAAAAATATTTAATATGGAAATCTTATCTAAACAAAAGAGCCAAAGACCCTTCTATATCCTTTGAGGATGCTCTTAAAGCTCATCAAATAAAATCTACTCTACCTTCACTAGAACAAGAATATAAAAAGGCTTTTAATTATTATAATAATTTAGTTCGTATTAAAAAAGAACTTTCCAGAGAAGAATTTGCAGAAAAATATCCTGAAGAATTTAAAAAAGCTAGGGTATGGTCAAATTATAAAGCTTATAGGGCTGCCTCTGGTCTTAAACCTTTTGAAGATTTTCTTAAAGATTACCAAGCACGGCAAGTAGAAAAATCTGTTAAATCCCCATTAGAACAAGAATATAGAAAGGCTCATAGTCGTTACGCATATTTAGTTAATGCTAAAAAAGAACTTTCTAGAGACGAATTTACAGAAAAATACCCTGAAGAACTTGAAAAAGCTAGAGCATATGGGTATTATATTAGGAAGAAAGATAAAAACCCCTCTATATCTTTTGAGGATGCTCTTAAAGATTACCAAGCAAAACAACCCTCTTTATCTCCACTAGCACAAGAATATAGAAAGGCTTATAGTCATTATGATAATTTAGTTAAATATAAAAAAGAACTTTCTAAAGAAGAATTTGCAGAAAAATATCCTGAAGAATTTAAAAAATTCAGAGCATGGAATAGTTATAAAGTTAATTTTCAAAAACAATACCCTTCTAAATCATTTGAAGACTTTCTTAAAGATTACCAAGCAAGGCAAGTAAAACAATCCTCTTTATCTCCACTAGCACAAGAACATAAAAAAGCTTTTAACCTTTACGCATATTCAGTTAATATTAAAAAAGAACTTTCTAAAGAAGAATTTATAGAAAAATATCCTGAAGAATTTAAAAAATATTTAGTATGGAATAGTTATAGGAATAAGAAATCTAATTTTAAATCTTTTGAGGAATTTTTTAAAAAATATAAATCACTTAATGAATTAAATTACCTATTATACGAATATATTAAAAATATTTCTCTTAATATTTTATAATATGTATTATTAGTTAACTATACACAAATAAACATTGTACAATGAACAAAGCTGAAATAAAACAAATTATACTCGAAGAAATTCAAGACGCCGTAAATAAAATAGAGATGGGGGGTAGAGCTGAAAGGCTAGCTGCTGAAGCCCTTATAGATGATGAAGGGTTTGATCTTGAAGAAGAAGAAGGTAACTATGGTAGGAAAGCTACTCCTTATCAATTATCGGGAACTAAAATAGCTACTTTAAACCCCGAATTTGCTTCTATGGATTCTAATTCCCAAAAACGAGCTATAGCTGAATTTATGATTAGAGTTAATAATTTGTTAAGAACTTATAGATCACCAGGAGCCCGTAGACCTAAAAAACGTTACTCAGCCTCAGATATTAAAAACTTAGTTATTTTAATGCAAGCTGGTAAATTCACCTCAGATGACATTATAAATGCAGTTGAAGATATTAAATCAGTCCAACAAGCTAATAAATTCTTATCAGCTATTCGTATGAAAGGATTCATAGAATATGCAGATGACCCATCATCAAAATCTTCAATTGATAGACCTAAACCAGGTGCCCTAAGTTTAGATGATTTAGGTTTAGAAGAAGAAATTAAAAAATATATTGTTAAACAAATCAAAGAATCTAAATCCCCTTTATCTAAAAAGATGAAAGAGATTGAATCCAGAGGTCAAATGGCTGCTTTAGAAACTAAATTAGCTGCGATTCAAGAAATGATTGATGAAACTGAAGAACGTTTGACTCGTATTGATGAGGATAATGAATTTAGTGAAATGATGGATAAAAATGCTGTTAAAGATGTCCGCAGACAGCTTAAAGAATTAGAAAGAGCTAAAGATAAAATTGAAAAAGAAAAAGCCAAGATGGAAGGAAAAGTAGGCAAAATGTCTAGAAAAGAAAAAGTTGTAGATGAAGATTCCTATGAAAATCCTACTGATGAGGGTATGGCATATGATGAAGATACAATAGATGAAGACTCATTTGAACTCAATGAATCTATTAAACGTATGCAAAAATTAGCTAATCTTAGAGGTTAAACTTTTTTATATATAAAGATATAGGGAGCTTCGGCTCCCTTCTTTTTTGTCTATGTATATACGATGGCAGAAATAAAAGAAATTATCAAACAAGAGTTCGTTAAAGCAGCAAGCGATCCCGTTTATTTTATGAAAAAATATTGTTGGATTCAACACCCAACAAGAGGTCGCACACAATTTAACCTGTATCCTTTCCAAGAAAAGGTATTAACTCTACTAAACAAACATGATAAATCAGTTATCTTAAAATCAAGACAGCTTGGTATATCAACTCTCTCAGCAGGTATAGCTTTACATATGATGTTATTTCAAAAGGATAAGAATGTCCTTGTAATAGCAACCAAACAGGAAACCGCAAAAAACCTAGTAACTAAAGTACGATTCATGTATGAACAGTTACCTAGTTGGTTAAAACTACCCACAGTAGAAAACAACCGACTATCATTGCGACTCAGTAATGGATCCCAAATCAAAGCAGTATCAGCAGCAGGTGATGCTGGTAGATCAGAAGCAATTTCGCTTCTAGTGATTGACGAGGCTGCGTTTATTGAAGAAAATAGAATTGAAGAAATTTGGGGTTCAGCCCAACAAACACTCGCAACTGGTGGTAGAGCAATTGTATTATCTACACCAAATGGCACCGGCAACTGGTTTCATAAAATGTGGGTTAAAGCCCAAGATGGATCAAGTGGTTTTACCCCTATTAGATTACCTTGGACTGTACATCCTGAAAGAGACCAGAAATGGAGAGATAAACAGGATGATGAATTAGGCGAAAGGATGGCAGCACAAGAATGTGATTGTGACTTTACAACCTCAGGAGATACTGTATTTACACCTGAGCTATTAAATTATATAGAAACTACAACTATTAAAGATCCTTTAGAAAAAAGAGGAGTAGGACAAAATTTATGGATATGGGAATATCCTGATTATTCAAGACAATATATGGTAGTAGCTGACGTAGCTCGAGGTGATTCAAAAGACTATTCTGCATTTCATATAATTGATATTGAAAGTTGTGTTCAAGTTGCCGAATTTAAAGAACAACTCCCTACAAAAGATTTTGGTAGGGTATTATTTAACATAGCAAATGAATATAATAAAGCACTACTTGTAATTGAAAACGCAAATATTGGGTGGGCCGCTATACAAGAAGTAATTGATATGGGTTATGATAATCTATATTATAGCCCTAAAGATGAAAAATTTACTCGTGATGCCGAAGCATATATTGCTAAAGGATATGATTTAATAGATAAATCTAAAATGGTACCCGGTTTTACAATGTCACTTAGAACTAGACCTTTAACTATTGCTAAATTGGATGCTTATATAAAAGAACAAAGTATTCAAATCCAATCACGCCGTACATTAGATGAGTTAAGAACTTTCATATGGAAAAATGGTAGAGCTGAAGCTCAAACTGGGTACAACGATGATTTAATTATGTCTATAGCAACTGCTTGCTATGTAAGAGACACAGCATTAAAATTTGCCCAACAAGGGGTTGATTTAGCTCGAGCAATGCTTAATAATACTACTAAATCTACTTATAATCCATTTTTTACTACATCTCAAATTAATGATCCCAGAAATTCATATAAAATGAATATAAATGGGAGAGATGAAGATATTTCTTGGCTTTTAGAGTAA